AGTGCATATATGGAGGGACAACGCAGCGTTCTTCTATTTATTAAAAACATGCTGCTAAATGATAAACTAAAAGGAAAATAAAATGTCAGAAATACAGACAACTGAGGGAACTCAGCCTGTTGCTACTGCACAAACAACTACAACAGCAACAGCACAACCAATACTAAGCTCAACACAACAACCTCAAGAACCTACATCTGGTAAGACTTGGAAAGAAGCGATCTCTGAAGAATATAGATCTAATCCAAATATAGAAAAATTTACTGAATTAGATGCGTTAGCTAAAAGCTACATCAATGCAGTATCTATGATTGGTACAGATAAGATTCCTCTACCAGGAAAAACTGCAACAGATGAACAGTGGAATGAAGTATATAATAAATTAGGCAGACCAGAATCTGCTGATAAATATACTTTAGAATTTAAAACTGATGTTGCTCCTGTTGATGAAAATGTCATCAAAGGATTTGCACAGAATGCTCACAAGCTAGGTTTAAATAATAAACAAGCTCAAGGTATTCTAGAGTTTTATAAATCAACACTAGAAGGATCTGCAAAAGAAATGTCAGTTAATATGGAAGCTGCACAAGCATCCGCTGCTAATTCTTTAAGATCAGAGTGGGGTAAATCTTATGATGAGAATTTAAGAAGAGCTTCTAATGTTGCACAAACATATTTAGAACCAGAACTTCTAGATACGCAATTAAGAGATGGTAGTAGATTAGGAGATAATCCTAAAATTATTAAAGCATTCTCTAACATTGCTAATCTCTTATCTGAAGATCAAATTGTTGGAGCAGAATCTGATAATATACTTCAAGGTAGAGATGTAGAAAAAGAAATAGAAGAACTAACAACTGATAGGCAAGGTGCTTATTGGAACAAAATGCACCCTAATCACAACAAAGTAGTTAATCAGGTGCTAGCATTAAGAGAAATGCTTACGCAATAATCTTATTGCAATCAATTCAAAATTGATGTATTGCGATTTCTAGGGAGATTTTTAATTAAATCTTCTTAGAAATTGTAAGACAATTCTATTAGAACCTTACTTGCCTGTTGGAAAGACAACCGACTAACAGTCGTTAAATGCAAGATAGCCTACCTCGGTGGTGGGGAACTTTCTGAAATAAACTTAAACTTAACTTAACAAAAGGAAATGACAATATGTCAAATCAAATAACAACTGCTTTTGTACAGCAGTACAGTTCAAACGTACAAATGCTATCTCAACAAATGGGATCGTATTTAAGAGGAGCTGTGGATGTTGAGTCAGTAGTAGGAAAGAATGCGTTCTTTGATCAAGTTGGTAAAACAACTGCTGTTCTTAGAACATCTAGACACTCTGATACTCCACAGGTAGATACACCGCACTCAAGAAGAAGAGTTTCTCTTGCTGATTATGAGTGGGCTGATCTAATAGACAATGCAGACAAAGTTAGATTATTAATTGATCCAACTTCTTCTTATGCAAAAGCTGCGGCTGCTGCTATGGGAAGAGCTATGGATGATGTGATAATCGCTGCTTTAGGTGGTACTAGCTTTACAGGTGAAACAGGATCTACTTCTGTTGTATTACCTGCAGCTCAGAAACCTTTTAGTTCATCACAAGCTGATGGATTAACTATTGCAAAACTTTTATCTGCAAAAAAAATACTTGACTTAGCTGACGTTGATCCAAGCATACAAAGATATTTAGTATGTGGACCAACTCAAATAAGTGATTTATTAGGAACAACTCAAGTTACATCTAGCGATTTCAATACAGTTAAAGCACTAGCACAGGGACAATTGATTCTTTCCTAGGTTTTAAATTTATTGTGTCTAACAGATTAGTATTTGATGCAACAAACACAGACGACAGACTATGTTACGCATTCACAGCTGACGCTATTAAATTAGCAGTTGGTCAAGATGTTCTAGCAAGAATTGACGAGAGAGCTGACAAATCNTACAGCACTCAAGTTTATTACGCTATGAGCATTGGTGCANCTAGAATGGAAGAAGAAAAAGTTGTTCAAATAGCTTGCGACGAATAATAACTAACAAAAAAGGAAAACTATAATGGCTACATTATACTCGACACAAAAGACTAAATGGTCGCAAAACGTACCTTCTGAAAAGATTGATGCGAATGAGCAAAGTGGAAAACTTAGAGTTGCATTTGCGGATGTAACTTTAGCTTCTGCTTCAATAGGCGATGTTGTGGAAATGGTAAATTTACCAAATGGTGCAAGAATCATTGATGGTTATTTATCAAATGCTGCATTAGGAGCTTCTACAACTTTATCAGTTGGATATGCTGCTTATAAAAATGCTGCAGGAACAACTGTTGCTTTATCAACAGCTGGTTACTTAGCTGCTACAAGTACATCTTCTGCTGCTAGAACAGATATATTTGCTACACAAGCATTAGGATCTGGATCAGTAGTTGATGCAAACCAAGATGGATTACCAATTAGCATTACGCTAGCTGGTGGATCAGCATCTGGTCTTGTTCAATTAATCGTAAGATACGTAGTAGAATAATACTACTTTAAATGGTGGGGACTAAAAATCCCCACTGTTTATTATGAAGAAGACTGACAACGTAAAAACAATTTTACATTTACAAAATAAAGATTATATCTATCGCTATGTTCTAGTTGATAGATTTAAATATACATCAACAGCACATCATGGTTTTGATAAAAACTTAGAACTCACAGAAGCTGAGATCTTTGCAGCAGTTAAACCTAGACAATTAAGACGTAAATATATAATAAAAAAAGATTAGTATGGCATCAGTTGTAGAAATTTGTAATAATGCATTAAACCAGCTTGGTGCTTCAACAATACTTTCACTTACAGAAGATTCTAAAAATGCAAGACTTTGTAATGCAAGATATGAAAGCATTCGTAATGCAGTATTTAGATCTCATGCCTGGAACTGTTTAATGGCAAGACAAGAGCTTGCAGCAGATACAGCAACTCCTGCTTGGGGTTGGACTAATCAATTCACATTACCTGCAGACTGCTTAAGAGTTATTACAATATCTGATTATGATTATGATTATAAAGTTGAAGGTAGAAAAATAATGGCAAATATATCTCCAATAAAACTTCAATATGTTAAATTAGTTACCGATCCAAATGAATATGATACATTACTAGCTGAGACAATTTCAGCTGCTTTAGCTGCNGATATTTGTTTTGCTGTTACTGCTAATGCTACATTAGTAACATCAATGAAAGAAATTTATAAAGATAAAATGGGTGAAGCTAAACACGTTGATGCTACAGAGGGTCAAAACACAGATCCTAATATGGGTCAAGTTGATGTAATATTATCAGACGAATTTATCAACAGTAGGTTTTAATTATGGCAAGAGTATCAACAGCTCTTACTAACTTTACTGGGGGTCAGTTATCTGATCGTATGGAAGGAAGAACAGACTTCCAAAAATATTTTAGTGGCTGCAAGACTTTAGAAAATTTTATAGTTCAGCCGCATGGTTCGGTTACACGAAGACCAGGAACAACATTTGCAGCAGAAGTTAAAACATCTTCTTTAAAAACAAAATTAATCCCTTTTGAATTTTCAACTGAACAATCTTATGCTTTAGAATTTGGAAATCAATACATTCGTTTTTATAAAGACAATGGAGCTGTATTAGAAGCTAACAAAACTATAACAGGTATTACACAAGCTAATCCTGGTGTTGTTACATCAGCAGCTCATGGTTTTTCTAATGGAGATACAGTTGTTATATCTGGTGTTGTAGGAATGACACAGGTAAATGGTAAAAGATTTAAAGTAGCAAGTGTTGCAACTAATACATTTGCTTTACAAGATATAGATGGTGTCAATGTAAACACAACAACTCATACCGCTTACACATCTGGTGGTATTGCAAATAGAGTTTTTGAACTTGCAACAACTTATTTAACTGCAGATTTATTTGAAATTAAATATGCACAATCAGCAGATGTTATGTATTTATGTCATCCTGATTATTCAGTTAAAAAATTATCAAGAACTGGACATACCTCTTGGACTATTACAGAAGTAGATTTTACTGATGGACCCTATTTAGATGATAAT